AAATTTGTTATGTAAATATGTGTAAGCATCTAAAATGCTCATCCATAGAGATAATGGTCGGTGTTTATGCTGTCGTGTTAATTTACTCATGAAAAAACGCATAACTTTATCGCTAACATTAGCGGCTTGTATATACTTTCTAGTAAACCAGAAAGTCAACCACATAGCGACTAAGACAGTACATCCGTACATAATATACCATGAGCTCCAAGTTTTAACTTGAATCTCTGTCATTTTCTTCAGCATAGTTGCATGATATTGAATGATAGCTTGATTATATGTAACGTGTTCAGTATACGCTGCGATTTCTTCTTTTATGTTCATGGTAAAGGCATAAGCGACTCCGCGGGTCAATAATAATTGTGTTTCTGTTGGTGTCAACGGCATTGACTTCATCAATTGTAATGCGCGTGCTCGGATTGAATCAAATGATACATTCTTTTCTGATATTCTAGGTGTGAATATGATGTAGTTTGATAATTCGATTAAAAAATCTTTAGGCATAACGATAGGTTCATCAGGTGTGGATATGATAACAATCTGATTTAAAAATGATAATACTCTATCAGTTGGTAAAAACTTAGTTTCGAACTTGTGAAAATATGGCGTCTTTGAGAAATCAGGCGCATTAACTTTATAAGGATTCATAAGTTCGGCTATCAGACCGTTATCCTTAATACCTTTCTCAAAAGTAAAAACTTTAGGAGGTGTCTTGTATAACCCACGCGGTGCCAGCAAGAATTCAAATATTTTAGTTTCTCCAATTGTTTTGACGGTTCCCCATACCATAGCGCCATGGTGAGGGTCCAAGTCGGTGGTGTCTTCATAGTAGCATTCCAACATCCATGCATTTTGATCAAATACATAAGACGTGTCGTTACCATCGACGTCGACGTGGACCTTGGCATCACGATCAATAAAGTAATGTGCTTCGTTATTGTAAAGCATGCCCTTAGCTCCAGTAAATATATAATCAGCAGCATACGCAAATCCGTATGTGCTTTTTCGAAGAATTTGATGTACCACGTGTGGGTCAAAATCTTGCATTGTGAACAAAAATATGGCACAATCTGGTATTATACAACCACAAACATTCCACGCATTCAAGCACCAAGCAGGTGGGTTCTGATTATCAATCGGGAACCTACTACTTTTTAATGTAGCATAGGATGTGGTGACTGGATAACAACTATGGACTTGTTGTTGGCGCATGGCCATAAATCTATTTGGCACGCCATTTACGTTGAGAATCTTCATATTACCATGTGTAATGTTTTTCTCTCGTAATTTCTTGTAAGCACAATTAAACACTTCATTTTCTGCAATGTTTCTACATATTGCTGTTATTGGATGTGAGTGTTTATTTTTCAATATTTGTATGAACTCATATCCTGGCATATGATTTGATAAGTATTTCATACCAGTTATGTCGATATCAAATGTTATGTTTACTGGGGTTCGTTTGATATTGGCCATTCTATATATACTATCTTGTTGTCGATATTTATCGACTTTAATTTTAACCATTCCGCGTGAGTTAATTTCTTCACCATCTTCATCAAGTGGTGGTGCGGTTGGTTCAGTATCTATAGACTCAGTAGGGTCATCTGTCTTAGCAATTTTGCTAGTTTCCGCTTCGCTCGCCTTTTCTGTTTTGCGAGATGCTTTGTTTTGATCAGTCCTCCCTTCTTTCCGCTCTTTTTGCGTTTTGTCTGATTTTTTCTTGGCTAATTTTTCTTCTTTGACGGTTAATTGATGTGCTACCCATGCTCCTGCAGCTTCTTGTTTGAATGAATTATTTAAGTACCTTTGGGCATCATACCACTGACCTGGGTTATCGAACTTTGATCCTGTCAACAATTCAACACCACGGTGTTCATTCTCATCATATTTCTTGTCAGTCAATGGCCAAGTGTGAACGGGCCAAGGATA